TTGCCCAATCTGCGATGTAGTGCTTACGCAACGCATTTTTCATAGTTTGTGACAATATGTTATCCCCCTTTAATCTGTTAATACATCCACAATAAATGTGAAACGATAATAAATAAAATTATCCTGTTGAGCGTCCATGAAATAAGGGTCGCTACTTACTTTGATTTTCTTAAACTTAAACGAACCGTCTTTGCTTTCTAGCGTTTCGAGTTCCTCTAGCTTGCGACTAATCAAAGCTAGTGCATTGTAACCCTTATCCCTGTCATTCAACTTGATTTTAAGTTGTAACTCGAAATTGAGTTCCTTTTCTTTTGTGCCGTCCATAAATTCTCGAACTGTACGCCCTCCAACGAGCGAATATAACGAGAATGAATTTTCGGTGCTGTTGTATTCGTTATATAGTTCAATACCAGTTTCTAAACCGTCAATATAATCTGCCAATCTTTCTTGTAAGTCCATTAGTTAAAACCCATTCCCTTTCCGAGCGCCCTCTTCCAACTATCAATGTGATTTGCTTTTGCGACTTTATCCCAACGAGCGCCCGTTCCTGCTGTTGTAAAGTTCACGTTTTCCTCGTAAAAACGGCGTCTAGCATACGGCGTTTGCCAGTAGATAGAACCGCCATTATTTCCGATGTGTGCCGAGCCTCTTAATGTTCCCTTTCTCATTGGCACGTATGGTGTCATGTCGGATAACATTTGACTCGCTAAGGCTTGACGCCCTCTAGTGATATTCGCTTTGCTAAATTTCCGCTCTATCGATGTAATGTTTATCTTAATATCAACTTTCAATCAATTCAACCTCATACGAGAAAATATTATCATTATAAGGCTCGGTACAATCTACTACTTTGTGAATTATATATTTTTTACCGCCGTGAATAATGATTGATTTTTCCAAAAGTCTTTTGAATGGTGTTGACAGTGTTCGATACATGAATAAAACGGCACTGATTGTTGTTGTTTCTGAGTTGCTCGTTTGGTTGTAAGTTTCCGTAATGTCTACTCTTACATGGTCGATTGTTTCTGCGTCTTTATATGTCGGTTTATGGTTACGGTCTTGACTTTTATATTCTGAATACTGAACTTTGTGTACTAGCGTCGGTTTAATTAAACGATATAAGCTGTTAATGTTTCTCACTACTCTACACCTCTATATAGCAAACCAGTTGCTGAGAGAGTATCAATAAAACCGATTGAGGCGATTGATTTCGTTGCGCCTTTAACTGCGTTGCTGTACTTACTAGCATTACTAATCGTTGTGCGCCCAATTGTCAGAGATTGAGGCACATCGTTAATTTCCTCTAGGTAGTTTACGTTGTTGCGAATTAAAAAGCGAACTTGCTCTCTCACTGCGTCCTTTACGCAATCTTTAACGAAAGGATTTTCAGATTCAAAGTCCTTTTGATCATAGTATCGTCTAGTGTAAATATCAACTAGCTTTTCAGATTGTTCGACCGCCGTTCTGAGTTCTTGAAACGTTACGCCCGTTTCCGATTGTAACGCCTCGAACTCATCAGTTGTTAAAAATTTCATGACTTATAGCCTCCTTTGTTGAGAGGTTATAAAGTATATGAAACCTCTTCAACCGTTTCTGTGATTTCTTCTTTAGGTTCGATAGGATTGCCTAGTTCGTCAACCTCTTCAAAACCCTCGTTTTTTAATGCTGAGATAAAAGTTTCCTCGTTAACGTTATGAACCACGTTATCCTTTTTTAAAAACATTATTCAACCTCCTTTAATTAGGCTGTTTTGTGTACGTAAATTGCACCTTTTTTGTTGTTTAAAACAAAAGCGTCATAGCGAATACGTCCCTCAACTAAGAAACCGCTAATCCCCGGTGCGTCTTCATGCACTTTGTAAGTTTCTAATTTAACTGGCGCTACTGTTGCCGATGGATGTGTAATGAAGAAAGCAACATTTTCAGGAATTTCAGATTTCGCTAATACAATCACTGGTAAGCCGTCAATCGTACCAACCTGACCGTTTAATAAAATTTGTTGTCCTAAGTCAGACGCTTTGATGAATGAATCATCTTGCTTGATTACTTTGAAGAACTCGCTTGATACGTATAACACACGACCAACTCGAGGTGCTTTTGAATTGTGTAATGCCATTTGCCCCTCTAAAACTGAGCTGTAAGCATTTGTTTTAGTGATAGCGCCTGTTGCAACGTGGTCTGTTTCTGCCCCTGCAACGATTTTGCCATAACGGTATAAATCAACCTCAGGGATAACACGTTCACGAATTTGACGAGCAAGCGCCTCTCCGACTGCCATTTGACCGTCGTTGTCATCGATTGACTTGCGGTCGATAACGAATGTGAAAGCACGGTCTTTTTCGACTGTTAATTCTTGCACTTCATTTTCTAAATCTTTAGGAGTTCCATAACGTGATGTTCCTGATAATGTGTAATCGTTTAAAGCAACAGTGTTTACGCTCATTACTTTAACAGTTTTTGCGCCTACAAACTCATAGTCGTTGTTAACTGCGGGAGTTGATAAAGCCTCGTTATAAAAACGCTCATCAACTTTTTTAGCAAATTTATCTGTATAGTTAATTGCCATGTTTATTTATTCCTCATTTCTGTTTTTAGATTTTGTCAAACCCTCTCATCAATGCACTATCGTCGCTCGATGGTTCGTTGTTAGGATTGCCCCCTGCGAATTTTGGTGTTTCAGGTTGTTCAGGTTCGGTACCGTTAAATAAATAACCTGCGCTTTCTTTCAACGCCTCAATTTGCTCATTCAATCCCTCAAACTCGCCTTTGTCGTTCTTCTTGATAGTTTCAAAGTCTAAGAGTGCTTTAACCGCTTTTAAGTTTTTGGCTTGCGATTGAGTTAGGTTTAAATCGACAAAACTGTTCAAGGCGTCCTTTTCTCTTTGAGTAGTCAAGTCTTGAATTGTTTTCTCATATTCTGTTAATTTATTTTGAATATCGTCCGCTGTATTGCTCTTTGTTTTTAAATCTTCAATGAGCGTGTTTGCGTTCTTTAAATCTTCCTCTAATTGCTTTGCCTTTGATTTGGCTTTCTGATAGCGCTCGTCAAGTTTTTCCTCGTTTGCGATGTATAACTTATTCTCTGCCATACCGTTTACAATTGCCTCGATTTGTGCCTCTTCTAAGCCTTGAGCTTTCAAGTATTCTTTGAAAGTCATTGTTTTTCCTCCTTTTACGCTTTTTTACGGGGTTGCGTCCCTAAAGTAGTTTATACAGTTCTTTTACGCCTGCTGTATGAAAGGCAGTGTATTTTTATGGTCGAGGTACTAACCTCTCCTTATTATAATCTCGTACAAGGTTATGTTTGTCAACGAATTCACGCATTGTTTTTTGCTGTTTCTTCAACAATTTTTCATACCTTTTTACATTTTCGCTTTCTAGTGATTTTGCGATTTCAATTTTGCCTTTTGTCTTTCTGATACGGCGTGCCAGTGCGTTTTGATATTGTGCAATAGCCTCATTACGTTGCGCCTCCTCGGGTTCGTATTGAGGTTGATTGTTTTCGTTTATCTCGGGGTCGAATGGAAACCATTGATGACGACAGTTAACGCCTCTATGACCGCCTGCTGTGCCATATCCAAACTCGTATGCGCTAGGATAACCGCTGTCGGCTTGTCCGATAGGGCGTATATCAATTACTTTTCCCTGACAATACGAGCAAGCCTCACGGGAGCGAGGGTGCGATGATACTAAAACGGTGTACAGCTCTTCTTGTTCCATTCTAGCGGTGCGCACCTCGTTATATGTGTTTTGCATTGCTGTTCTTGTTACCGCCTCTGCATAGCGCTCTATACTCCAATTTCGCCCTGCTTTATCCCAAAACTCAGACGGTAAACCACGCTCGAAAACCTCCATTACTGCTTTTTCAATAGCGTTCTCGAGTGTCATGTTCCCTGTTACAACTCCACGGCTCGCCCTGTTCAAAATATCATCATAAGCCTTTCTAATTGAATTGCTTGCGATGTTTCTATCAAGTAGAGTCTTATCAATCTTTTCGTGAAAGTCTTTCAATGCCTCATCCCTGATTGACTCAACCGTTCGATGTGCTAGTTCATAATCTGGTTTACTAAAATACCGTGCGTTATCTCTTTCAACGTCATTGCTAGCCTCTAGTATCTCTCTAGTTAATAGCGCTCTAGTATCTCGCATTCTCGCCTCAACCTGTTCAGTGATTTCATGAATAGTTGAATACTTGCGAATCTCGGCGTTTACACGCCAATCAGTGAAAGTCATGTCATCATCAGGCTTTAAATTTTCCGCTAGTTCTTTCATGACCGCTACTGTAATATCGTTATATTCGTTTCTGAGGGTCGCTGTGCGTTTTTCTAACTTATCTAGTATTGTCATTCAATCGCCCCGTATTCGTCCTCTATCGCCCGTTTTTCGGCAAATTCTGCACTGCCTTTGTATTCTTCTTCTGCGATAGCCTGAACCATTGCGTCCGCTTGTTCATCGGTTAGGTTAAACAATCGCTTGATAGCCTCTTTACGGCTCATGAGTTTGTTGAGTGTTGCTTTTGATAAGAACTCCAATTCTGAATTTTTATCATTGAACACACCGTCGTCAAAGTCTACTGAAACATCATCTTTTGTAGGTACTGCGCCTGAATACAATCCGCTTGCGATTGATAGTTCAAACACTGAAACGACTAACTCCTTAATGAACTCTTCCACCTCTGAAACATGACTATTACGAGTGCGGTAAGTATCAGATTTTTCACTTACAACCTCGGTTGCTGTTTTCATTGATTTTCCGTCAAAGGTAAATGTACCGCTTGCTAATCCTGTTTGCATTTCAAGTGTTGAGATAAATTTGTTGATTGCCTCGATATATTGACCCGTTCTTAAATCGCTTGTAATATCCTGTTTAGTCATGTCGTCCATTCCTGACGGCAAACCGACAAATACATCCGTCTCATCATCAAAGTATGTTACGAATGTCCCGTCTGATTTCTGTCTACCTTTCAAGAAATGGTCTGAAACAATGAAACGACGTTTGCCCTGTCTAATCTCCCAGCGAAAGGCGTCGTAAGTCTCATCGATTTGTTGCAATGTCGGTTTCGCATTATCAAACACTGATAACCCTAGAGGCGAACGAGGATTGATATTATTAAACCCGTAAGGCTTCACATAGGCGAATAGTGGACGGGTTAACCCTTTCAACGTGATAACCTCTTTCAACTCGCTATAAGGCTCATAATCAGTTAATGGAATACGTTTCCCAATCTGTTCCTTTTTCTCTGACCAGTATAGCTCATGAGTGATTGTGTAATCACCGTTCTTTTGCCACTCATGAAACTCTAATAACGTATAGTAGTGCGTTTTCTTTCCTACGCTCTCAGTTGATACGCTTGAAATAACACACTCGCTTACGTTGTTTGTGTTTGATTGTAGCGGGACGAATGTATCTGCTAAACACCAACTAAATTCAATCTTGTTTCCGTCAACGTATGGACGAATAGCAAGTCCGCCAGTTGCAAACATTACCTCTAAATACTTTGAAAAGTTCTTTTTGAAATGATTGTCATCAAACACATTTTGAATAAACTCGTCCGCTTTGTTTCCGTTTCCGTCTACATGAATTTTGCACTCTTCATTAAACACTACACTTGCAATATACTTTGATACTACTTTCGCCATGTTCAATGATACGAACGGTCGTTTAACTCTTTGACCGTTGCTGTTTAGATATTCAATCGGTTTATGAATACCTTTGTATACCTTAAAATTTTCCTGAATACGCTCTAACTCGTTTCCGTCAATCGATACTCGAGGATGGTCTGTAATTGTGTTGAGCGTTTGTCCGAATGCGATGTCTTTCAAATAACCGCCTCCCTTTTTAAAATAGTGTACTAATCTTGTTAACCACTGCATGTATGCACCTCCTTAATATGCCAATCTTAAATCTCGTAAGTTATCCATGACGAAATATTGAAAGGCGTCGCAAGTGTGGTCGTTATCTTTTACAACCTGAGGGTCGTCGTTTTGAATACTCTTCTCTTCCCAAGCGTACTGCTTATGCTCTTCAATGAAATACTTGTTGTTGTTTTCCGTGTCGAGATAATAGAAACGCCCCTGCGCCAGTAAAGATTGAACATATTCAGTCATGACAACCTTTTTCTTTTTCGCTACGGGGTGTAATTGAATATTGTAATCTTCAAAGTACTGATTACGAATAGCACCCTCTGCACTATCAACCGTTCGATTTCTGATTTCAATTCTGCGTTTGAACTCTTTCAACATTTCCTGCTCAAACTCATATAACTCCCGCGCTAATTGGCTCGGCGCGTTCTCTCTTCCTTTGCCCTTTGGCGCATCCTCGTA